CATGTTGTGGAATACATCCAAGAGTTAAGACAGGAACGCGAACGTAAGTATGGGGTGACAACCATCGGGCAGCTTGAGCGTTTGTTTAAATTATCTCTGGGTGCAGAAGAGGCAGGGCAATTCTCTGCCGCAATCAATGCAGAAAAAATACGCTCTGCTCTTGGTGGTCTGACCATCGACAGGCGTGAAACAATCAACACAATTGATCAACTTTCGAGGGATGAAATAACTGCCCGACTTGCAATGTTACAGAAACAATATCCGCAAGCCTTCGTGATCGATGGCACAGCGGAGGATGTGACAGATGAGCAAGGGACCAGAGGCAAACTTTTGGAACCAATTGAGATCGAACCTACCCAAGAAAGCGTTCGCAACTCGGATTGAAAACGTGCATGGGGGCGGTGTTCCTGATGTTCATATCATCTGGGATGGCTTGCCGTTTTGGATGGAACTCAAAGTAACAAAGGGAAACGTAGTAAAAGTCTCATCTCATCAGGCAGCGTGGCATATGGCTTATTACGCCCGAGGTGGTCTTAGTTTCTTCTTGGTAAAGGCCCTCTCTACGAAGGATATATATTTATTTGGGGGGGATCAGGGTCCAAGTCTCATATTTGGGGGGATCAAAGGTGCGGAGGGCCAACGGTTCTCGAACCCTGCGGCCTTGTTCGAAAGTCTGCGGCCTCGTTTGCTCGATCATTACTCTGCGACCCTGCGACCCTGCGACCCTGCGGCTTAGTTTATTTGTGTGCCTGTGCCGATGGCACAGAAAAAGGGGGCCGTGGCCCCCTGGTCTTTATGACATAAGTATTTCTTTTAGTTCCCCGACACTCAAGCCTAGCATGCCCGAGTAGGTTAGCATTGTTAGGTTAGGGTTTTGGTCGAAGTAATCGCGGATCTCTTGATCCGTCCACTCGAACATTGGTTTCGGTGTGGCAACTACACCGTCCCCGATGTAGATGCCTGTGTTCCATTCTGGTTTTACCTGTGGTGTTTTCATGTTTAATGCTCCACTATTGCGATTGATTTTGCGTTGCTGGATCCCTTGCACAATTTGCATGCTGTGCATTGGACGCGGCGTCCAGCCTCTTTGGATGCTGGACATAGTGCCTCGTTTGATTTGTCGATATCGCCAAGGTCCACAATCACGCGGAAAGTGCGGCGACCCTCGGCCCAATGGGCCTTTGCTTCGTCGTAACTGTCGGCGGATTGCATCGCGATATCTGGACGCCATGGCTTCTGGTGTGTGTACGCTGTCCAAGTTTCGCACTCGGACAATAACTCATCCCAAACGTGAGACGGGACCGCAGCGGGGTCGCCATACGTCCCGACCCTTACGAATCTATCGCGGCCCATATCCCGAGCGGATCCCTCTTTATAAACGCCGCGCTTGTATGATTTAAAAACAATTAAAACGCCTTGGCCTAAGTTAACGTAACACTTGCGGCCCTTGGCAATTTTGCGCTTTGGATCCGTCGTAACTTCCCCACGCATGGGGCACGATCCACAGATTGAAAAGTCTTGGCCCGTTTTGCTGGCCTCGAGCGGGTTAATATCCGAGCGCAATATATAAGTTTGTACGACCTTGCCCGTTTTAGTGTTGCGGTTTGAATATGTGGCAATAACCACAATTGGCTTTCCATCCAATAGGCTTGGCCCGTTGTAGATGATAGCATGTTGCATGATTTGATATCCTTCTAGTTAACGATTTGATATTAGCAGACCACAAGCAAACCACAAGTAAAAAGTTTTCTTTATATCTCTGCGACCTTGCGGCCTTGTCTGCGTCTCTGCGACCCTGCGGCCTTGCCGCCCTGGTCTTTATTATGCTTTTGCATATGTGAAAGGGGGGCTTGCGCCCCCCTGGTTTACCATTCTTTGAAGTAATCCTGGTCTTCGTATGCTTTGAGATAGGCTTCGATCTGCGCCCTGGTCATGTTATCTTTTTCGACCCGCTTGCCTTTGTAAGTTCCGTCGGGCCAGTAATGCGGATCGATTGCTCTGCCATAGTATGCATCGGCCCCGCCTCGATCTTCTGGTGATCCATGTATCATAATAAAAATCGGGGGCCGTAGCCCCCGCCTCCTTAATCCATAAGTTCGTAGTTGATTGAAGACTGCACATCCTCGAGGATCTGGCGGCGAACTGTTTCCAGTTTGCTGCGGATCGAACTATCCTCTGGCAGTTCGCGGATGACTGAACCAAGTTCACCAAGATCCAAGCGGATCTCTGCTTCAAGACGGGTGTGTGTAATATAACCTTTTTTCATAAGGTTGCTCCTTCTAAGTTAAGACAGGCACCATTGCCTGTGACACCATGGTTGCACAGATCCAACAACCAGTCAACAACTAAATCACAGATATATAAAGAAAATTCTGCGGCCCTGCGGCCCAACAAAAAACCCTGCGACTTTGCAGTCACAGGGCCAAGGAGCATGACGCGGTATCCCCCGCGCCTGGGTGTTCTTACTCTGCTTCTAATTTTTTGATCAACTCTTTCACCGCCCAGGTTACAGATAGCGCACCGCCAATCTCGGCATGCAGCCAAGGATCGCTTTCGCAATCTTTGATCAATTCTTTTAGCTCAGTCATAAATTCTTTTTGGGTCATGTCGTTACTCCTAGTAAAATGAACAGCATTGCAAACAATGCCACGCCGCCCAAGATATCCTCGAGCACCGTGGTCTGACGACCACGGCACCATTTGATCAGTGTTTCGATAGCGTGAAACATTATACGCTGTACTCATCGCGCCATTCAGGCTCGGCATCTACAAGGATCCCGTTCTGAATAACTTCGGAAGCGTACCCGTCGCCAAGCTCATCAGTTACCCATGGCGATGATGTAGCCAGGTACCAACGCGCATAAGGATCTTTGCGCTCGGCATCGGAATGTTTGTATGTCTTCAATACTTTCCATATCCAGCCAGTGCGCGGATCAGTGTATACCGCGTATGGGTTGTCAGCTTTACGGGTTTTTCCGAATGATGTTCTAGGCATTTGTTTACTCCTTCTGATTAAATGCAAGTAGAGTGTACCCCGCCAACAAGCGGGGCACAAGTATTTATTTTAGTTTATCGAACTCAGCGATCAGCTGATCATAGAGTTGAGCGGCAGCTTCCTGTCTATCAGCGTGTAGCATCATAAACATACACTCGAGCTTGAACTTCAGCTTGTTGCCCAGTGTAGTCTCGGGCGGCTGGTCAGTCTCGACAGCTTCGAACTCTATTGTCTTTGTCATTTGTTTACTCCTTGTTAATGACCGTCTCATCAGTATCGCCGTGGTCAGTTGCGATAGACGGGGCGGGGTGCCCCGTTTCGACATTAGTATCTCATCAATACTTTAATGTAATCTTTTGCTGCTACTACATCAGCAAACTTTGATGCCAGTTTGTTATTGAAGTAAACCCAGTATGGGGTTGTGCAATCCATGGCATGCACGTTTACCAGTGCGTAGATGTTGCCGTCTTTTTTGTATTCTTGTCTTCTCATTTGTTTGCTCCTTGTTAAATGGTGGGGAGCCGAAGCTCCCCGTTTGGTTTACACGTCCAGCCAAGTAAATGTTTTCTTAGCTTGGCCTAGTCGCTTGACGCGGTCAAATTCTTCTTGACCATAAAGCTCGATGAACAATGCTCGAGTAGGTGACAACTCAGGCTGTTTGCCTTCTTTCATCTCAGCGTAACCGTCTTCGATTGCCATCTCGCGAGTAGCCTGAACCAGTGCCTTGATGTCTTCTTGCATCTCTTTCAAGATGTCTAGGCGCTGCTGATACTCTTGGCGAGTAGTCGCGGCGTTTGGAATCTCAGCGTCGATGATCTGGTTTAATTCTACTGTAAACATTTGTTTGCTCCTTGTTAAAATGTCAGGCTCTATTGCCTTCCATATTTTCAATATGGGGACTGATTTGTAGAATGTCAACATGCAGACCACAAGTTTTTTACATTTATTTAAATTAATTTTCGCCAATATGTCAGATAATTTGTGCCGCAATGCAGCATGGGGGAGGGGTTACTTTGCCGCAATGCAGCGACGGCTCGAGCAGCATCGACCCCCCAACCCCCCTATTTGCTGGGGCGTGTCAACACATACGCGCTATATATACAAGTTTGATAAATTCATTCATTGGT